AATACATACCATTAAAACTTTGATTGATTGCAGTATGGTCAACGCTACCAGTAGCTGGTGTTTGATAACCAATTGCTGCTCCGATAAATACAACATAAGCTGCATCCGAACCTGCTAATGTACTTGAACCTGTTGATAATGTTGTACCACTTGCAGTGTAATCTACATCTGGTTTTTGAACAACATTGTTAACGACGAATCTTACAGAAGAAGAATCTGAAACTGATTGGTCTAAAGAAAAGCTTTGCGCAGAACCATCACCAGTGATGGTCTGAGTCGCCATCGATTTATATACATCAGAACTACTTGGACCTATATATGCCATGACTCTCCTATGTGCTTATACTATCTATATATGATACCCAAACATTTAAACTATTGGCAGTATCAGATTTTGCCTTCAAAACGTCCGTGCTTTGAATTACAATTTTTGAGCCACCATCAATCAATTCTATACTGGATCCTTGAGGGATGCTTACATTTTTTACAATGTAAGAATCAGCCGATCCACCACTAGCTGTGCTAGTAATATAGACATCTGCTTGAATTGTTTGTGTTACTATATTTGTTAATCTTATTCCTATTATAGCGTCGTCGGAATTTGCAGTTATTATAGTACGTGGAGTTGTACCAATAGCTACGTCTCCTGAACCATCCGCTGCAACTGCTCTTTCAAAATCTTGTGCCATATCTATCCTTGTATCAGAGCGCGACCGACATTGCAATCACGAAGCCAGCGGAAACCCCTGCGGCTCCACTTGATGCTGCCGTAATTCTACCTTTAGCGTCTACTGTTAAATTTGTTGCTGTATAACTTGCCGCACTCACTCCTGAGGTAGCTAAAGTTAAAGCACCTCCTGAAGCTAGAGTTGCATCACCTGATACAGCTACTTCTTCAAAACTTGCTCCATCTCCTACTAGAATTTTACCTGAAGTATTATCTGGTAGAGAAAGTGTTCCTCCAATAGTTAAATTATTACCAATTGAAACATTATTGCTGTGATCTTCCACAACTGCTTTACTTGCTGGTAAAGCACAAAATACATTTTTTGTTCCCGCACTAAAATCAACAGCACTATCACTATTAGAACTAGTGTAAACATTAGTTCTAGCAATATTAGCACTTGATCCGTCTAAGGTCCCGTGTCCTACTTCCCACTCATTGGCAGTTTGATGAGCAATAACATAGTAAGTAGTATTACTATTTCCAACACCTGCAGAAAATGTTTCAAAACCACTTACCGCTCCAGCAAACGCAAAGCTTCCTGTGCCAGTAGTAGTCGAGGTTTCTTTTACCCGATCATTAAGGACAAACGCCATTTCGTTGTCCTATGATAATCTTAATATTGCATTACTAGTGTCATTAGCTGGAAAAGTAATCGTAAAAGTTCCATTAGACGCAGTAAAATCTGAAGTAAAATTTAAAATACAAACAGCATCCGTGGTTCCTGAACCACCATCAGTTGTTGTATTATAAATCATTGCACCTCTTGCTGTAAAACTAGCCGACGTCCATTGTGGATTGTTACTCCAATCAACAAAAGCTGTTGAAGCTGAGGTACTACCTGTAACTGATTGACCAGTTAAAGCTTGTCCACCTGCTACGTAAGCACTACCCGACGCATTTGTTGTTTCATTACTTGTTGAATAATCTTCCGTGGTTGCACCTAAACTTGCACTTGATGTAAATAAAGCAATTTTAAAAGTATCTCCACCACTTGCAAAATCATGAAATCCTTTTAACAGATCTCTTTTAAATGTGTTACACACTGCCTGTGCTATTGCCATTTTTATCTCCTTTATGGTTGTTGCGATTTAAGAGGAGTCCTTAAAACCCCATCCATATATTCATCTCTTCTGCCACGACCTTGTTGCTCTATAGACAAGTCTTGTAATGCATTTGCATAAGACTGCTCATATTGAGCAAGTAAATCATAGGGACCTTTGAGATATTTTAAGGCCTCGCAGAGACACGCATACAACAACGTTCTAGGAGCATTTATACTTACCCAGGTAGTCGTATTTGTAGACGATAGTCCTGTTGGTAGCTTATTTAAAGCTACTTCTATATTATATGCGACATCGGGAGTAGGCGCAAGATATAATGTCCCCTGCTTCCAATTAGAATAATAAACTGGTGTTCCTGTAGATGTTCTATCAGGCCAATATTCATTCATAAATGACACATCTTTTTGTTCTAATTTTGTACGAGAATTTCCTAAACTTTGACCATATATTTGTACTGATCTAATTAATGCTGTATCAGTAATAGCCGATCCAGGTAATGAAACAAAAGAGTTACTTGCTGTTAAAGCGGCAATTTGATAAGATCTAAAAACATCTAAATCTACTTCTCTAAAAATACGATTTTCAGCAAATTCTATAAAATCATTAACAATTGCTGTAGTAAATATATTTGAATCTGTTTCTGTATAATTTCGTATTTGATCTACAAGTTCTGAGTATGTTGTCATATTATCCTTCTATAGTAACCGGACCTGAAGTGCAAAGCATACCTCCAAATCTTACATTTGTTTGATCTGATGTTTCTCCAGTTACATTAAATGTATAAGAATCTGCATCTCCTGCGGGAACAGTAATAGTATATCCACTAGCATATTCTAATTTAGCTTGACTAAATCCAGAACCACCTTGACAATTTCTAAATCTAACTGTTTCTCCAGTTGTTCTTCCATGATTAAATTCTATTACAGTAATTGTTCCTGATGAATTTGTAGAATAAAAAGGATTTCCAGTCAATAATCTAGCTGCAGGGGTTTCTACTCTTGCCGGTCGAGCATTCTGCAAAGCTTGTGGATCTGGTGCAATTCTAAGTGGTTGTAATTGAGGCTGCTTGGCTTCAAATTCAGTATAATGAACCAATGATCCAGTCCATTCTTTAACCATTTCTCTATAAGGAAATTGTAATCCACTTCGGTCCGATATAGCTAAAGCATTTTTACCTGTTGCAAATTTAGCCATACTAACCTACCGATGGAAAATATGCTTGTGGTGTTAAATAAAGACTTGTTCTAGCTCCATCTTGATCAGCAGCTCTACGCCACTCATCTTCATAAATTAATTTTAAAGCCTGCATTCTTTCAGGTGCTTTTTTTAAAGCTAAATAATATGCAAGTCCTGCAGTCATAGCGGGTAAAAAACGAAAAGGAATTTGAGCATTCTCAGTATAATTATCAATATCGAACATTCTTATCATCGCATAATATTTTAATGTATATGTTCCACTAGCAGGAACGGCTGGATATAAATATAAAGTTGGATTAATTTCTCTTTGAAAATAATATTGTGAAGGTCTGCCTGAAGTAGCTTTATTAGGCATATTAAAATAAGTAGCTCTGCTTATTGAAGTAGCAGCATAATCATAAGTTCCATCATTTATAACTACATCTGTAACATCAATAATTGCTGAAGCATCTGCTGCTGCAGTTCCATATAAACTTGTTCCTGTTACAGATTGAGCATCTGCTGCTAAAGTTTTATTAGTTTGTTGAATAGTCCATAAATTAAGCCCTCTATTTGCCCAATCAGCTAATAATAAATTAAGTGATCTTTTTGCTGTTCTAAGGTCATATCCATCACGAACCATTATTCCACATCTCTCGTATGCTTCTTGAATCATTTCATTGATTGCTAAATCAAAAGATTTTGTACTAGAATAAGTTGGCATCTATCTTCCTTGTCTATTATACTTCTTCCAACAACGCCTTTTATATTTGTTTTTAGGACGAGATCGAGAAGAACAACCTATACTAGTCCTTTTTTTGACTGGTGTAAAGTATTCGTTAGAAGGTGTTTTAGCCATACTTTATAAGTAAGTTATAGCTCCCATAACCCATAAAGTTCCAAAAATAACATAAGCTATAGTTACTGGTTCCATTATTTACGTTCCAAAATCTTTTTTATTTTGAGCTCGCCTTCTAAATCTGGTTCTAATTCTGCTAACACTTGACCACATTCATAACGAATAACATTTGTTCTATTTTCTGATAAGTTGCGCTCACTTTCTCTTTTAACTTTAAGGCAATGTGATAAACCATCTGTTTTCATAAACCCGTCCATTGATCCGTTTACTATCATCATCATTGCAAAAACTACCTCAGTTACTGCCATTTTGCCTCACTTTGTCTTTTAAGTTTTCTACATCATTTTGCATTTTTTCTAATTGAGTTTTTAGAAAGTCTATATTTATATTATTACTTTCAATAGATTGCACTTCTTTTTCCATAACCTCATTTTGACCAGCTAGAAACTCGATGAGCATGTACAATTCCTGATTTACGGGGGTCTGCTCAGCTTTTTTTAACAAGTCAGCTTCCATTAATTGTCTTGCAGTCTCAAGTTGGGTTAGCCTTTGAGTCAAATCGCTGTAGGCAAATATCCCAATCCCTATGGCTGCAATTAGCCCAATTAGGTTTCTCATAGGCATACTAATTGCTGTGTTATCTGATATTTTCATTACATTGAACCTAAAGGATTTTCTAATGCGAGTTTAATTCTTTTTTCCATTTTTTCTTCTAGCTCCTTTTGTGCTTGTTTTATTCTATCTTCTAATTTTTTCATATCATCTTCAAGAGTATCTATTATAACCTTTAAATCTTTTGCATTATCTCTAGAATCTTCTTTTGTTTGTTGTTCTACATCATTAACAATTTTCTCAACACGTCTTACATCTTGACGAAGATCGTTCTTTAATTCGTTTGCAACATCTGACACCAGTCTTATTTCTGCCATCATCATTTCCATTTCTTGCATGAGCATTTCAATTTCTGTACTTAATAGTTCTGTCTTGCTAGACATTTCTTCTTTTGTAAGCGCGATGTTTTTATCAAATTCTGATAGGTCTGGAGCTACATAATTTTGTATTTGCTCTTTCATGTTTAGGTAATCTTTATAAAATTCAAAACCTCCCCATAATCCACCACCTAAAGTAGTTAAGGCTGTAAGCACCACGAATATTTTTCCGCCTTTGAACTTGACTCCTGCAAACTCCATCTCTGCCATAGCTACTCCGAATCCGTCTGCCATTGGCTGTCTATCATTTCATTCATTAAACCATCACTTCCTGCAAAAAGGTAGTATTGTGCAAGATTATTATTTTTTAGTTGGGTATCAGGTATTATCATATCTGTAAAAAATCCTTCTCGATCATTTAATTGTTTTTGTGAGTCAAAAAAAGTTTTAGTATTACCTAGAACTTGCATAACTATTAATGTTTTTAACTGATTTGTTGAATCATATCTACCTTTATCCCCCATCTTTTTAACGATCTTTTTAGCAGCTTTTTCCTTTTTAGATTCTGGTTCCTTTTCTTCTTCTTCTTTTTTAGGTTCTTCCTGCTTT